GTGGCGACGACGGAATCGGCCATCCCAAACGGATTAGACAACGTCGGCCTCGGCGGTCTGCTTGGTGTGGATCAGGTGCGTAACGTAGTGCGGATCGGAGAAGCGGACGGCCCCCTCGCCCGCAGCGGGGAGGGCCTCATAGGTGCGGACCTTGTCGGTCGTCTCGATCAACTCGTCGTGCTCTTGCGGGATGACCGGAACGCCGCCGAGCCGGTAGTCCGCGGCGGCGATCAGGAAGTCGCGGCAGCGGATCCTGACGATCGTTCCCTCGACCGTTCCCTCAAGCCAGGTCGTCCGATGGATGACGGCCGGGACGGCGGCCGTCGTGAGGTCGCCGCGGCGGATCGTGAGCAGCAGGCCGCGAGTCGCCTGAGCTGTTCGCAATGCGCCGAGGATGACGTCGCCGATCGGCATGGTCGCGGCCTGGGGTCAGAGAACGAAACAAAGCGGCGGGCCGACGGGGCGGCCTTTCCTGGGAAAAGCCGCCGCCGTCGGTCGCCGTGGATCTACGCGACGGCCGTCTCGGTGTTGAGGACGGCCTCGGAGGTGATGATCGGGATCCCTTCGTATTCATCCGGGCGCGGGGCCGGTGCGCCGGTCGTGCTGGTCGCCGTGCGGCTCAGTTGCAGCTGCTTGCGGCTGCGGCGGTTCATCACGATCAGATTCGGCTGACGCGACGACGGGAAGAGGGCGAGCGCCTCGCCGAGCATCGCGTCGGTCAGCGTCTTGCCGGCGGCCGCGCCGATGTTGGCGATCCGGCCGACCGACTGGGCGCTGCCGATCTGCAAGCCGAGCCAGCCGAGGACGCTCGTCGTGTAGGCGGGGTAGCTCTTGCCGTCGCCGTCCTTGACCAGCTGCTCGACCGTTTCGCCGACGTTGATCTGACCGTCGTTGCCCGTGATGACGGTGACGTCGTTCCCCTCGGGCGTGGTGCGGATCAGGTAGACGCTCGAGAGGGCGGTCGCGCCGGTCGCGTTGTAGACCATGCCGTCGGCGAGGGCGTCGATCGTCGACGCGCCGGTCAGGCCGACGAAGCCGCCCGCGTCCGCGCCGACGCCGTTGACGATCTGAAGCTCGGCCGCGGCAAAGGCGGCGCGGAGGTGCCGCTTAAGCTCGCGCTCGACCAGGCCCGCGGGGCCGCCCTTCATATAGGCGTCGGCGAGGGCCTTGTCGATCTGAAAGCTCGCGTCGAGGATCTTGAGCGTGATCGTGACGGCCGTATCGGTCGAGTGCGAAAGGTCGCGGCCGGCGTTGGCGGCGCGGAAGCCGACGACGGGGGCGGCGGTTTCTTTTACATAGCTGTGAAGCGTGCCATTGCTCGCCGTCTCGGCGGCCAGGGCGGCCAGGAGCGGCGCGTCTTGTAGCAGGTCCGTGACCTCGAGATCGGCGAGGTTCATATCGTTGATCTTGAGCAGGTCGGCCAGGGCGAAAAGTGAGTCGGCCATGAGTGGCGGTCCTTGTGCTGGGGGTGGTTCGTAACTTGCGGCCGAGGCCGCGGCGGTGGTCGGTTCAGGTCAGAGCGGCGGGCGTCGGCCCGCGGTGGTCTACTTCTTCATCCGGACGACGGACGAAAAATTCTTCTTGCCCTTGTTGGCGTCGGCCTCGGCATCGCCCGAGCTGACGCCCGAGATCTCGCCGAGCTTCAAGCCGCTGAGCTTTTGGGTCAGCTCTTCGATCTTCTTGTCGCGCTCGACGATCGTCGCGTCGCGCTCGGTGATCGTGGCGGCCTGGGCGGTGGCGTGCTGCTCGAGAGCGTCGACGAACGGCAGGCCCTCGGCGAACCACTTCGCGCCGTTGGCGGCGCCGAATCGGTCGGTAAACTTTCGCAGCTCGGTGGCAAACTCTTTGCGGGCGTCGCCATTCGAGGCGGTGGTCGTGGTCGTGCTGCTCATTGGTTGGGGACCTTTCGAAAAAAAGCGGACGGCCAGCTCGTCGCGACGATCGTCGCGATCTGCGAACTGGGCGCGGGTGTCGGGGTCGTACCCATACGGGCAGAGGGCGACCGACGTCAGAGGCCACTGTCGAACGACGACGCCGGGGCCGGCGAACTGGTAGCCGTTGACCTCGACCGTGACCCCTTCGCCGACCTCTTCGATCAGGCAGCCGGGGCCGTTCCAATCGATCGAGGCCTGGTAGGGAACGCCCGCGCGGCCTTTGTGCAGGACTTGCGAGGCGCGATCTTCGCGATCGAACGGGACCAGCTGACCGGAGACGCTGAGGCCGACGGCCGGGTCGGCGACAAACTTGTCGAGGAAGCCGAGATTCTCTTCGCAGTTGTGGATCCAATCGAGTTGGATCCGCTCGCCGACGACCTTCATCCCTGCCATATCGTGAACGATGCGGCCCCAATACCAATGATCGAGCGGCTGAGCCGAACGCGCGAGGATCGAGATCGGGGCGGGCGGCGGCGGGCCCTCGGCGTCGTCGCCCTTTTCGGCGGGCTTGCTATCGACCAGGCCCGAGACGGGGGCCTCGAACGTGAACGCATTCCGCGGGACCTTGCGCTCGACGGCGGGGAGGTCGATCAGAGCGGCCGAGCTATTCGGCGTTGGTTTGGTTGCCATTGATGACGACCTCCTGATAGGCGACGGGCATAAGAGAAAGCGGGACGCCCCGCTCTTTCGCGTAGGCCAGGACGTCGGCCGTCGCGTCGATGTTTTCGTAGGGGTCGCCGGTGCCCCTCGAGCGACATATCCGCTCGGGATTGTTGAGGCCCGCGGCGATCGCTTGGACGTCGCCGTTGATCTCGTCCGACGGGCGCCACCAGGGCATGCCGAGCGGGACAAATTCCCAATTGATCGAGTCGATCGTCTGACCCGAGGGGAGCGAGAACTCGCCCGCCAGCAGCGCGATCTGTAGGCGGCGGATCAGCATCCGATCTTGGTGAGCGGCGAGCAGGTTCCGCTTAGTACGGCAGGCCCTTTCGTAGTGCAGCCAGCTGCCCCGCGACCCGAAAAAGTTGGTATGCGCTTCGTCAAAAAAGCTGTAGGGAATGTCGAGCGCCTTGAGCGCGACCGCGGTCACTAGCTGCGTGAAGTCTTGAAACTGCGTCGAGGGGTGCGAGGACTCGAGAAACTTGGCGTCGTCGCCGGGGTCCATGTCCAATAAAACGGGACCCTTGCCGACGTTGACCTCGTACTCGGATCGCTTCGTCTCATCGGGGGCGAGCGCGTCCTCGGTCGGGTTCGTGACGTCCCCGATGCTGTCGAGCGCCTTACGGGTGAGGACCAGCGCGAAAAGCTGCTCGACCTTGGCTTTCGCCAGGGCGTAATCGAAATTTTCGTAGACGTCGCGGAGCGGGTTGAGCGCCGAGACGATCGGGGAGATCCCTCGGATCTGATCCCAGCGGTCATAGCATCCGTGCCAGATCATGTTGCCGGCGGGGATGATCCGCTCGAACGTGAAGCCGTTACCGACGCGGCGGCCGACGCAATAGGCTAGGTGTTTGCCCGCGTCGTTGACTTTGATCCCTTGGACCCATCGCCCCGAGCGCTTGGGGGCGTCGGTGATGTCGCGGACGCGGTCGCCCTCGATCCCTTGAAAGGTGCCGTCGGCGAGGATAATCAGACCATTGTCGCCGGTGAGGACGGTCTGAGACTCGAGCATCCTAATTGCGTTGTCCCAGGATTGACGCCCCGCGGCGTCGAATTGAAACGAGCGGGCGATCCGATAAAACCAGTCCTCGAACTCGCGGTTAAAGCCGCGGTCTTTGCTTTTGGCGTGAAGCTCGAACGTGGTGACGTAGTCGAGGTGGCGGCGGATCGCCCAGCTGGCGATCGAGAAATTGCGGGCGAGGTCGCGGGCGTTAGCCTGGACCTTTGCGCGGCGCGTCGGGTTTAAGACGTCGTCCTCGGATCGGAAGTTGATCGCGGGCTGACGGCGGCGGTTCGCCTGGTCGGCGGCATCGTAGGCCGTGGTAGAGGCGAACTTTTTAGCGGCGGGCGGCGACGAGCTGCTCGGCGCGGGGGCCGGGCTCGAGCTGCTCGAGGGCTTGCGGGCGAGGGCCTTGGCGGCGGGGGCGGCGTGCTTTTTGATTGCCATCGCGGCCCCTGGTTAAAAGCCGCCGAGGTTGAACCGCGACGCGACCGGTCGACGCCCGCGCTGATCGTCGTCGTCGGCCATTAGCTCGCGCAGCTCGGCGCGGAGCTGGTCGAAGTCGTAAGAAACTTCGACGCCCTCGGTTTTGACCGTGGTCGCGCCCCCTCGGAGGATTGCGCGGATCTCGGCGATGCGGTCGGCGTTGTCTGCCATGCCCGCGACCCTAGAGCGCGAAGCGCCTCATTTCCCAGAGGGCCCGCAGCGGGGGCGAAGGAATTTAACGCGGAGCGCAGCGCAGGCCGCGGCGGCCGGTCAGACCTGGCCGCTCGTCTGCTCATAGTGGCGATCGCAGCGCAGCTGTAGGCAGGCCGCGCAGCGGGTGTCACGCCATACGACCAGGTTATAGGGGCGGCCGTCGGGCGTGGTCCCTTCGTGGCGCAGCTCGCGGCGGTTGGCGTAGCCCGTGCGGTCGGTCGATCCGCAAGTCGGGCAGCGGGTCAGCGCGCCGTCGACGACCGGTTTCGGCTCGGCCGCGGTCAGGCGGTTCGCCGGCGGCGAGCTGACGGCGGGCCGCTGGGCCGGTTGCTCGAGATCCTCGACGGGCGACGGGCCCAGCTCGAGATCGAGATCGCCGTCGAGCTGCTCGAGCGTCGACGTCGGGGCCTCGGCCTGGTCGGCGATCGGAAGCGGGGCGGGCTTGACGGCGGCGGTTCGTTTCTTGGTCATGCTGCGGGTCCTCAGAAAAGGGAGCGGACTTTCCGCCGCTCGGTTGTAGCGGAGCCGGGCGTCGGCCGCGGCCCCTGGGGTTGGGTTTGTTGCTGGCGGTCGCCGGGCTTGCATCCCTTGAGCGACGCGCCGACGGCGCAGCCGCTCAGGCAGTCGCCGAGGTGGTTGTCGGGGCGGCCGGGCTTGAGCTTCCAGACGTCGCCGCTGCGGCCGGTCTTTTCATTGCGGAGCCGCTGACGACTCTCGGCCGTGAGGTGGTCGGCGATCATATCGTGACGGGTGCCGGGCGCGCCGTAAAACGTGATCGCCCCGCGGTTCCCTTTCGCCTGGCCGAGCGCCTCGGCCGTGAAGCTCTTCCAGTGATTCGCGTCGACGTCGACGGCCCTGACTTTGAACGCCTTGGAGATTTTTAGAAACCAGTGATCGCCGATCTTTTCGCCGGGGCCGCTGCTCCATTCGTGCATCGGTTTCGACGCGGGCGTGAGGCCGATCCCGCGGGCCGGGATCAGCCAGCCGAGGAACTCGGGGAGGCGGCAGACCTCGGCGATCGTGGCCGTCATTTCGCCGTCGCCCCAGTCGACCAGGCAGAGGTCGAGCGAAGCGTCGCCCGCCTGGCCGCCGCCCTCGCGTTGCCAGGTCCTCGAGCGGAGCGTCCGCGCGAGATCGATCAGGCCCGCCTTTACGGCGGCCTGCTTGTCGTGCTTGGGGTACTTGTCGGGGAGTCGCGGCGATGCGTCTTTGTAAGTGAAGTAGCGGCGCTGCTGCTGCGGCCAGGCGTTGTATCCGAGGACGGAGCCGGTGAAGTCGTCCGACCAGGCCGCGGCGGCCCAGTACAGCAGCTCATGTTGAACGTCGACGAACGCGGTGAGCCGCGCTGCAGAGAGCGGGACGATCCCCTCGGCCAGGCCGTTAACCTTGATCGCCAGCTCGTCGGCCGTCAGCTCGCGGCCCTCAGAGCGCTCGTCGGGGGCGGGCGTGTTTTGGTACTCGGCCAGAAACGCCTGCTCGTCGTCGAAATACAAATCCATTGCGAACTGTAACGCGCTGAGCTGCTCGGGGAGCTTGCGCGCTTTCCAAGCGACGACCGCGCCGAGATCCATCGCGCGGCGGTGCTTGCGGTAGAACGTGTTCGCGGCCTTCCAGCGATCGCGGCCTCGGGCGCCGCCGCGCAGCGCTTGCTGGCGAACGTCGTTGTAGGCCCGCCAAAGCTCGAGGTTGCGGGGGAATTCGTAGAGTAGTTTGTAGCGCTTCCCTTGCCAGTCGGCGTTAAGCGCGGGATCGAGCAGCTGGTCGGCGGCGTCGCCGGGCTGGATTATTGTGAGCATCGCGAAGATCGCGACCTCTTTCCCTGGGCCGGCCAGGCCGCGAACGGTTTGCTTGACGAGCCTGAGCCGGGTCCGGATCTGCCGCTGGGATCGAGCCGATTGATCGGTCTGGATATCGTCGAGGAGCGCGAAGTCGGGGCGGATCCCTTTGAGGTTCAGACCGCGCAGGCCGCCCGTCAGACCTTTCGCGACGACGACGACGCCCGAGGCCTTCGATCCCTCGATCGTCGGGAGAACGATCCGAGAGCGGCCCCACTCCATGAACGTAGACGCGCCGCGGTGGGTCTGACCGTTGCAGCGGTTCGCGATCCCGCCGACGTTGCGAACGGGGACGACGACCTCGGGATAGTCCTCGAGGAGCGCGTCGTTCGTAAGTAGCTCATACTTCAGCGCGTCGAGCAGATCGTCGGCCAGCTCTTTGTTAGCGCCGATCAAAACCAGAAATCGCCGGTGACCCTCGAGCGCCCCCATCAGCGCGACGGCCTTCGCAATCGTCGTCTTACCGCCGCCGCGCGGCATCGCGACCGGTTGCTGGCCGCCCTCGATCAGGACTTTCTCGGAGAGCGTCGCCAGCTCGACGAGATCCGGTGACCAGGTGTGGCCAAACCAGTGAGGGACGTAGGTCAGGCACCATTTTCGAACGGAGCGCGACGCGGCCTTTCGTCGCGCGGGGTTCAGCGGCGGCGGGATCTCGCCGACGTCGCGGCCGCGGATCGAGGCGGCGGCCGAGCGACGGCGCTCGCGCTCTTTCTTGACGTCGTACGCCGACGGCCTTTCCTGGGAAACGGGCGGGCCGAGCAGGTGATCGAACGCCGAACGGGTCGCGGCCGGGGATCCCGCGGGCGCCGGTTCGACGCCGCCGATCGGAGCGACCTCGGCCGCGGGGGCCCGCGGGCCGCGGCGGCCTGGCGATCGCGGTCGAGCGGGGCGGCGTTGGGTCATAGGTCAGGCCGAGAGCCAAGCAAGCAGGCCCCAATGGCAGGCAACTGTGTCAAAAGCGCCGTG